TGAACCGTCTTTTTCCTCATAAATGCCATAAAACGGAATCGGATGCTCTAACTCAGATAATGTAAAAATTGCCATATTTCCTCCTAAACAGTAGATTTTTCAATAAAACGGTTATTTGCTTGATTAGTGCGCCAAATATCGACTCTAAGCTGTGCGCCTATGAGTTGATACCTGAGTGTCTCCTCTATCTCAATCGCCTCTCTAAGACCCTTTAAAAGCTCTTGGTACTCGGTTCTAGCATAAGCGTCTCGCTCTTGTGCTGCCATAGTCTCAACTCCAGCACAAAAAGCCTCTTGCATGAGTAATGCCTTTTTTGACTTTCTGAACTCCTCTAGGTAAATTCTTTCTGATTTTGCCTTTGCGAATAATTTAGCGTTTTTAAGTAAAAAATCTACTGCTGCATTAGGGTTAATTTCTTCCATGTTTTCCTCAATTCAAAGAATTTTTGATTGTTGATAAGACTTCTTCTTTTTCTTTTAATACCAGCTCTACATTGGATTGCTGCACTTCCATTAATTCTAGGTATAAACCCTTATCTGCTTTTAAATCCTGATATAACTCCAGCAGCTCATCACCATTCTTAATAATCTGTCTTGGATGAATGTTGTATCCGCTTAAATCAATCGTCTTTTGGCAGCGATAGTCATAGACCAAAAGCGTGTTATTCATCAAACACTCATAAAAGCGGTTTGCCATAAAAGCGTAGTTTTCATGGGTATGTTCATCTTCAAAGTAGATAGACAGCATGAAATCTTTAAGTCTTAGACCTACTGGTTCAAACATATCGCACTTAGAACCATCCCAAACTAGCTTTTCTATGAATTTAGCGGTAATACCTGCCGATTGGTATTTCAGGTGATTTCTACGGTTAGAACTGAGACGGTAAGAGACATTGTTGTAGTCTTTCATGTCTTTAATACGGTTCTTTCTAAATGTTCCGTAGTACAGAATCTCGTCTTTAGATTGATTGTTTTTAGTCTCTAGGTACTTATTTTCATCAAATACCAAAGTATTCAGATTGACCGTATACCAGTTATTAATCCAATCGTTTAAGGTCTTTTCGTGTACTTTCTTGCCTAGAATCCAGCCTCTATAACCTGAACGAGGATTGTTGCAAATCATGTCGTACTGTTTGCTGTACTTGACAGTCCATTTTCTAAGCAAAATGTTATCTTCAACATCGTGGTCATTCATCATCCAAAACACTTTAGCGTCAGGATTGCGGTCAAGAATCTCCAAATAAGCGTTGTATTTCATATATGGAGACGCATAGACGCAGATGATTGCATCGTAAGACTTGTCTATAACGCTAGGAATATGCTCTGCATGACTAATGAAGTCACAACCTAAGTAATCCCTTAATATCACAGCGTTTTTGACATGAACCATTGTGTAATTAGATTTAATCTCTCTTTTTTCACAAGACTCAATGATGAGCGTTCTCAAAATGGCGCATCCTCAAAGACAACCTTAACTCTAGGAATTTTTACCTTAACAAAGCTCCAGCCGTTCCTGATGCCAACAATCTCTTTGGCTTCTTGCAAAGAACGCACTTTACGCATCAATTCACCTGATTCATCGTATATGTAGTATCTAAACATCATTTATCAGCCTTTAAAGTTAATCTTGTCTAGGTAATGATTCCCTACATCCATGTCTTTAGGCATAGGAATACCATCATCGTCAATTACAAAAGTACGCTTATCTAGCTCTCCGATGATGTTTTTACGAGTTTTAAGCAAGTTCTTAGGACTATGCAACTCAGTTAATCCCATTTCAAACAACAGCTCAGATACCTTCTTATCGGCTAAAGCAAAAAAAGTAGTCTTGTTATTGCCTTTAAAGAACTTCTCAGGATTGGTACACATATCGAAAAGATTGCGTAATTTGTCGTTTTGATGGATTCGTACCGTTACTTGGTCATTCTTGCTAGGTTTAAGACCAAAGTGGAATCGGCAGTAAAACTTGCTTTCTCCGTTAGTTCCAGCAGACAAAGTACCTGTTAATCCACAACCATAAGCAGAACAATTTAAAGGCTGCGCTTGTGATGGATTTTCTTCTTGTCTCTCAGTCTTAACAAATCCTTTTTTAAATTGGCTCATTTGTTGTAGTTCCCATCTATGATTTTTTGAAAGTTTGCTGGTAAAAGAATCCATTGAAGGTCAGGTTTCCAAGACCTATCTTTAGACTCAAAGCCTTCTGCTAGTTTTGTATCTGTAGCGATATAACTAAAGAAACCATCCCACCATTCAATTCCATCTTCTTTTGTTTTATAGCCGTCAGGAGAGTATTGAGACGGTTTAGAGGCTTGAATCCATCTGCTTTTCATATTGGCTTGTCTTGAACCTTCCCAAGTTCTAGGCTGCGTTAAATGAGGCAAGTGCTTTTTCCATAAAAGTAAAAGAGAGTCATAAGGACATGGGGGAAACTTAGTTTCACCTATTAAGGGTTTTATATTGGTTATTGGTTCTTGGTTAATGGTTAATGGTTCTTGGTTCTTGGTTAGGGTTATTTCTGGAATCCCATCAGAAACCGATTCGGTTTTCTTAGGTCTACCACCTAATTTCCCTATACGCTGATTTACTTCAGCTTTGTAGTGATATTTAGAAATCTCATCATCACAGCGTAAATGATGCCAACCATCTTCTTGCAAAACAAAAAACTCTTTTAAAACTATCCCTACTATATCCCTAACAGAACCCAAGCGTAACCGTCTAATAACCGAATCGGTTTCCAATGGGATAGCTTGCTCAGAGTCATAGTAGAAGTTAATCAACTTAAAATAAATAGCTTCTTCCTCAAGGCTTAAATGGCTTGTAGCCAAGTGCCAATCAGCTATGTTGAACTTGTAATAGTACATTTCAGTCCTTTTTGAAAAGGTCAGGTCTTAACTGTTCTCTTGTCAATCGAAGCTCCGAAAGCTCCTCAATTTGGCGTAAATACTTAAATGGAATCTTGGTAGAGTTCCATAAATAAATGGTTTGAGGCTTGATTCCTAGCTTCTCAGCAAGGTTTATTAAGCTGCCAAACTCAATTTTTAATAAATCTGATGGGTTCATAAGTTCTCCTTTTCCGCTATCATATACCTAAAATATGGGAAAATACACCTATTAGGGAAAGTCCCTATAAAAAAACTATATGAACCTATATTTTTCGTGTATAGTGGAGTCTAGTTCAACAGTAAAGGAGTAAGTGATGAAAACAGCAATTAAAGTATTTGAGCAAAACAATTTTTGGGTTAGTGAAATTCTTAACTTAAATGGTTTAAAAAATCAACTTGGACAAATTCCAACAAGTTTTAAGTTTTATGGAGTTTCTTCATCATCGGTTTATGACCAGGCTTTAAAAACATTGAAAGCTCAAAAATGAAAACCAAAATTATTGAATGGGTAGGCGTAATTTTTCTAGGTATTCTTTTAGGCGCAATGTTCGCCTTTGGAGCTTAATCATGGGAATGAACAGAGCTGATGCCTACTACGAACCTAATGACTATGATGACCGTTCCGATGAAATTGAAGAACGCACATGGGAACTTCTCAAAATCGGTGGCAAATTTGACTACAGAACTTCAGGTGCTATTTCTGAGGCTCTTAGTGAAATGGGTGTAGACGATTCCAAAGCCTTGCAAGATGTTATAGATACAGGCGATTACGAGCAAATCGGTAGAAAAATAGTAATGATGGCTATGGATTACATGGAACATCATGCCAAAGAAGTAGCAGAATTTGAAATCAACGACTAAGGAGTAAGTGATGAGTTATTTAGAACTACGCAAAATCAATGTAAACGAACACACAGAAAAGAAGGGTAAATTTACTTACCTTTCATGGGCTTGGGCAGTAGACCAACTACTACAAGCTGACCCTATGGCAACATGGGATTATCAAGCTCCTATGCAGTTTGGTGACACTTTAATGGTATTTTGCTCAGTATCAGCTTTTGGCAAAACCATGACAGCTCAGTTACCTGTCTTAAATCCTCAAAACAAAGCTATCTCCAATCCTGACTCTTTTGCAGTCAATACAGCTATGCAACGCTGCCTAGCCAAAGCTATCGCACTTCATGGAATCGGTCTTTATATCTATGCTGGTGAGGATATTCCTGATGAACCAACTCCTGATTTGACTGATTTAGCAAAAGAATGGGTAGGAGAAATCAATGTATGCAAAACCATTGAAGATTTAAAAAGAGTTTATGGAACGGCTTATGCAGCACTAGCCAAAGATAAAAACGCAGTTCAGTTGATTGCCAACGCTAAAGACTTGAAAAAAGGAGAATTTGCATGATTGAACAGGGAACTCCTGAATGGCATGAACTCCGTAGAGGCAAAGTAACAGCTTCTAGGGTAGCCGACATACTCGCAAAGACAAAGACAGGTACTTCAGTTAGTAGACAAAACTATCTGATTGAGCTTGCCTTGCAGCGAACTACAAAGACCATAGAACCATCATATACCAATGCTGCTATGGAATGGGGAACTGCTACAGAGCCTCAAGCAAGGGTAGCTTATGAAGTCAGCACCAATAACTTTGTAGACCAAGTACCATTTATTGACCATCCTAAGATTCAAGGATTTGGATGCTCACCTGATGGATTGGTAGGTAAAGATGGTCTTTTGGAGATTAAATGTCCTAATTCTGCTACGCATTGGGAATACTTTAAAGCTAAAGAGCCACCTAAAAAATACTTTATTCAGATGCAAGCTCAAATGGCGGTAACTGGAGCGAAATGGTGCGACTTTGTTAGTTTTGACCCTCGTATGCCTGAACGCAGTCAGCTTTTGATTGTCAAAATTCCTAAAGACGCAGAGTTCATTTTGTACATGGAAGCAGAAATTAATCAGTTTTTAGAAGAAGTATCTACAGAAGTTAAATTAATGGAGAATCAATAATGGCTATCACTCATTTTGTAAAAGCAGCAGTTTCAGAGTACCAAGACAAAGAAGGAGCGACTAAAAAGCGTTATCAGTCGATTGGCGTAATCATGGAAACCAAACATGGATTGATGCTTAAACTGGAAATATTGCCTTTATATGCAATAAAAGAAGGCGGTTTACTAGCTTACTTAAATCCACCTGAAGATAAAGCTATTCCTACTCAACAAGTTTCTAAGGAGTTTATTGATGATGTTCCATTCTAAACTATTGATTTTATTGGCTTTTGTTGGTACTGCACAAGCTCAAACTTATGTAATATCAACTCCTCAAGGCTATCAAGCTGGAGTCATACAAGTACAAGGTAATCAAGCTACAGTCGTTAATAATGCTGGTTATCCTGTACAGAACATTACTGTCTATCCGAACCAAGTCGTAACGCCTTCAGGTTATGCGATTGGAACGACTAGCTATACAGTTCCTATGTCTCCTCCGTCTCCACCTTCACCAAGAGTATTGCAATGAACAATGAACCAGTAGCGTGGATGCACAAACCAAGTGGAACTGTATTTAATGAAATCATTGCTTGTGTAGAACCTGATGATTTAATTCCACTCTACACCCATCCAGCAAAGGAATCAAAAGCAAAAGACAGGTTTTCAAACTATGAATCAATCTGCCTTCAATGTGGCACAACAATTTATAAGCCAGCTTTTAAGACACTAACAGATGAGGAAATTAAAGAATTATCTGAAAAACATTTAGACATGGATTGGCAAACAGGAGTAATTGAGTTTGCTAGAGCAATACTAAGAAAGGCACAAGAGAAATGATACCTGAACAGGACATTTACGATTTCTATATGGCTAAAGCAACTACTCCAATACCAAATCGTTTTCAGAGCTATTTAAAGAAGTTCAGGAAGATTGAACAATTTATTAGAGAACATGATAAGAAATGAAAAATGACTGACATAGTTCTTAGTCCTTCTGAAATTCAAATGGCTGCTTTTGTAGGATGCCAAAGAGCTGTACAAAACATTCAAAACAAGGAGACATACAGCGTCTCAGGTGAAAAGGTCGATGACTTTTGGCAAAGAATGATAGGCGGTGCATTAGCTGAAGCTGCTTTTGCTAAACACCTAAACCTGTATTGGTGGAAGGGAGCTAAAAACACTTCTGATGTAGGAGAATTTGAAATAAGAACAACTCCTTATGCCAATGGAGATTTGCATATAAAGCCTAATGACCCTGAAGATAAGCAGTTTTATCTACTTACAGGAGCAAACGGAACATATAAAATCCGAGGATGGTATACAGTTAATGAGGCTAAATTACATCCTGAATGGTTATATTCCAAAAAAGAAGGTAGAGAAAAGCAATATTGGATTCCTCAAACAAGCCTACATGACTAAAAATGAAAAAGAACGATACAGAAAAATTGCAGAAATTGGGTGCATATTGTGTTACTCACAAGGAAACGAAGGTACGGAATGTGAAATCCACCATATTCGTAGAGCAGGTCAGCGAAAAACAGCTCCAACAATCGGACTCTGCCCAATACATCACCGATTCCATCTTGGTATTCACCAGCTTGGGCGTAGAGCTTGGGAATCTACTCACTCAACGACAGAGGAAGCTCTGCTTGAACTCACCAATCGGATACTAAATGACTAATCCACATACACATTGTTGGCATGATTCAGGTGTAGTTTTAACTTCTATGCCTCCTCAATATAAGCATATTTGCTGCCATTGTGGAGAAATAAAGCTAGTAATTCCACAAACAATTCAGTCTTTTGAAGGACATGGGAAATATCATCCACAAAATTACATAACTGGATTTGTAGATGTTGGTTCTTAACCTTCCGCTTCCTCCATCAATTAACCATTATTGGGGAACTCATGGTCATAGAAGGTATGTATCTAAAGCTGGAGTAGCCTTTAAAGAAGCTGTTTCAGATTATGTAGCTGAGTATGCAATACCGAAGTTAGGAACTGCAAGACTAGAGTTTCAAGTGACTTTATATCCTAGAGACCGTAGAAAACAGGATATAGATAACCGAATTAAGGCTTTATGGGATGCTTTAGCTGATGCTGGAGTATTTGATAATGACGAGCAAATTGATGTATTAATCGTGCATCGTGGAGAGATTAAAAAAGGTGGTGGATGTTTGGTTTATATTGATATAATTGACGAAAAGCAAAGCCCTTAAAGGTCGGTAAACCAATAAGGGCTTTTAGCCAAACTGCTTGTGAAGGAGTATTTTGGCTAAGTTAATTTTATATTAAAAAGGAAGTGATATGAATGAAAATGTTGCTATGTTTGTTGCTACCCTGTTTCATAGCGGTACAAATACTCACTTCTTTCATTTATCCACTAATTCTTACGCACAGCATAAGGCTTTGGGCAATTTCTATGAAGCTATCATAGAGCTTGCAGATGACTACGCTGAAGCCTATATGGGTAGATACGAGCAGTTAAAGTCGTTTCCTAGTACCTACCATCTTCCTAAAGACCCTTTAAAGTACCTAGAATCATTAAAGACTTTTGTAGATGAAGCCAATAAAGACCTTCCTAAAGAACAAGAATTGGTCAATATCGTAGCTGAAATCCAGCAACTCATAGATTCAACGCTATACAAACTACGCTTTCTTAAATAATGCAGCTCGTAGGCTTATCTGCTCTTGAGTACGATGAGCAATACTATGCAGAGCATAAAGATGCCGACCTTGATTACTTAGGTCATGGTTACTGGCAAGAAGAATACGCAAAAATGGTATCTAAGGGTTTACCAGTAGATTCAGTTGTATTTGATGGTGGATGTGCTTGTGGTTCAATACTTAATGGATTCAAAAAGCTAGGATTTAAGACGATAGGTATGGATTTATCGGCTTATATGATTGAGCTAGGAACTGAGCATTTTGATAACGATGAGCTAATTTGTGGCTCACTTACCAAAATACCATTGGAGGACAACTCTGTAGATTTAGTCCATTCAGCTCAAGTGCTAGAGCATATTCCTGAAGAACTCATGAAAGATATAGTAAGTGAGTTTGAGCGTATATTGAAGCCAAAAGGCAAAATGTTCTTATGCTTAGACGCTATCAGAGACGGTGAAACCAAAGAAATGTACATGGGAGACCCTACTCATGTAAACATTCAAAGAATTGAATATTGGTCTAAATTATTTAAAAAAGGTAATTTACTATTTGATGTTCAGAGTTATAATGATTTTGTGCGCTCTGAGTTTAAGCCAACAGCAGAAGTAGATGCTAACTTCTTTGAGGCTTATCCTTATTGGAGCGTGTTTACTCTTATTAAGGAATAGATATGCCACTCGATAAAAGCGGAAGCGCACAATCAGTCGGAAAAAACATTAAAGCCGAAATGAAAGCTGGAAAGCCTAAAAAACAGGCATTAGCTATTGCTCTTAATACAGAGCGTGAATATGCTAAAGGCAGCCGAAAAGCTAAATTAGAAGCTACTTACGACAAATAT